CGATCACTGACGCTCAAGGCAGTGGCGGCCTCGACATTCTTGGCTCCGTCGGTTATGCCGACCGTTACTCATACTGAGGTTTTGGATGAGTAAGTTCTCTGATCAGCTTCAGCCGGCAAGCTTTAGAGGTATACCCTTTGAGGTGACTGCGTCAGGTTTGAAAATTGGGCGCCGTACGGTGGTCCACGAATATCCTCAAAAGGATCAGCCATTTGTTGAAGATTTAGGGCGAGCGACGCGACAGATCACTCTCACTGCGTTCGTTATTGGTGATGACTATATCGCTCAGGCTCAATCCTTAATGGCAGAGCTGGAGGCTCCTGGGTCTGGCACGCTCATACACCCTTGGCTGGGCGAGATGGAGGTGACGATTACCTCTATCTCAGAGCTCAAATTTGATGCAGCACTCGGAGTTGCGTCGGTGGTGATCACCGCGACAGAGGCCGGCATTCTCGAATTTCCGACGATTTCGGTGGACGCTGAGAGTGAAGCATTCGATGTTGCAGATGCTGTCGAAGAGTCGGCTATTGATCGGTTTGTGACGTCAATTGATCTTAAGACGATCAACGAGTACATCGACTCTGCGCTTCAGGGTGACATTCTTGACTGTCTAGGGATCATAAGTAACTCGGAACTCTCCAAAATCTTCGATTTTGCTGAGGGAGTAGCTGAGACTGCGTCGAAGGCCATGTCACTGCTTTCAACTGATCCGAAGATCTTCGCGACGAAGCTCGTCGGTGCGCTAGGACTTTCGCGGTGGGCAACAACTGTTTCTGCGTGGCGCGGTGTGGCGAAGCAGCTCGAAAATTTGGTCGGGCACGACAAACTTTCGTCAGGCACTAAAGCTTACAGAAAGGTCGTTGAGGAAGGGACGACACTCTCGGATGTGCAGAAGACTGTGATGAAGAATCGTGCGGCGGTAGAAACGCTGACGCGTCAGCTTCTTATCGCGCAGATGGTCGGCGTGAGCGCTCTCGTGGGCTCTGACAAAGACTCTTCGGCGCCAGGCACGACGCTCACGACTAGGGACGATCTTTCCGAAATGACAGTTCATGTCAGGAGCTACGATGAACTCATTGAAACTCGTACGGTGCTTACAGAGGCACTCGATACGGAGCTTCTGCTCGAGACCAATGATGAGATGTACAAAAAGATCGAAGATGCCCGCGTCGCAGTCTTTGAGGTACTTACATCACGTGCAGATTTGCAGCAGCGCTTAATCACTGTGACGCCAACGGATGTTGTTCCAGCTGTGGTGCTTGCCTACGACTATCACGATGATGCAACTCGCGATTCGGAAATAGCACTCCGAAATGGGGTTCGTCATGAAGGCTTCTGTCCCGCGTCTCCGTTAAGGATTTTGAGTGAATGACTGACAACAGAGTTGAGGTTCGTATTGGTGGCCGCCGCTTTGGTGGTTGGAAATCTGTAAGAATCGAAACGGGCATCGAGCAGCTATCTCGCGCGTTCGCGCTGGAGGTGACAGAGAAATTCCCGGGCAGTACCGACTTCGGTTTTTTTCGAAACGGAGATTTAGTGCAGGTTTACATCGGCGATGATTTGGTTTGCACCGGATGGATCTCCTCGACACCAATCCAGTATGACGGGAAGTCTGTTAAGGTGCAGATACAAGGAAAGTCGAGAACGGTCGATTTGGTGGAGTGTTGTCCTCCATCAGCCGCATATGCGGCAGCGGGATCGAAGAACGCTTGGGTTGGTGTAAAGGGCAAAAGTGGCACAGCGATAACAACGACGAGTACGAATCCCGCAACTTCATGGAAAAATCAGTCCGTTTCCCAAATCATTGCGGATTTAGCGAAGCCTTACGGTGTAACTGTGAAAGATGAAGTCGGCATAGGTAAGACGCTCACAAATCACACAGTAAATCCCGGCGAAAAGGTATTTGAGTCAATTAACCGCTTGATTACGAAAGAGAACTTAGTCGTCATGGATGACGAACAAGGAAATCTCGTGATCACAGAGCCGGGGAGCGCCGGACAAGCGGCGGACGCGCTTGAATTGGGCGTCAATATACTTGCTGGCAGTTCGGCATTTGATTTCTCAAAGCGTTATTCGCATTACATCGCTGTTGGTCAACACGCAGGAATTGATACTGACTTTGGTCGATCTGCAGCGGAAGACAAAGGTACAGCAACAGATTCTGATGTAGGCCGCTTCCGACTTCTGGTTTTGAAGGATTCTGGTCAGAGTGGCGGGCAGATGTGTGCTGCGAGAGCTAACTTTGAAGCCGCATATCGCCGTGGAGTGTCTTTGAAAGCGTCATACACAATACAAGGATGGCGTCAAAGCGACGGCACTCTGTGGCGTCCTAATCAATTTATTCGTGTTGAAGACGAAATTCTGAAGCGCAGCGATTTGATGTTGGTGACAAAAATTATCTTTCAGCTTTCTGCGAGCGGAATGATTACAACTCTGGAAGTTAGTTTGCCGTCGGCATTTAAGCGAGATGTATCATCTCAAAGTAACGTGGTAACTAAGAATGCTTGGAAAGGTGTGAAATGAGGCGATTCGTTGCGGCATTAAGCTTAATTGCGATGGCTCAGACGAGCTTTGCCGGTGCGTTTGTCTGTGAGAAATACATCAACAAGTACGGTCTGTTGAGTGACAGAAATTGCGTTTATCACAGCGAGCTGAATCCTAATATTGTGACGCCTCATAAAGACGGAGATATCAAGCGAATACAGGTGCAAGATGATCGGGTCTTTGTCGAACGCTACGGGCGCGACGGACAGGAAGAAGAGTGGCACGAGTCGTCAAAAGGTGAGTGGGTTCGCATGCACTGAACCAGTCACATACGAATATACGAATGAGGACGGTCGCAGAGATGTGGCCGTTTTTTTATGGGCAGATTGGATGACGTGCTTCCCCGCGGGACGGTATCCGCGGCAGACGGCACAAAAAAGATGCGCGTGGTGCAGGTGAGGCTGCTTGCAGATGAAGTACGCGACGATCTTGAGCATGTTGAGCCTTATGGGTTTACATCTGAGCCGCTCGACGATGAACAGCCGGAAGCTTTTGCGGCATTCTTCAGCGGCGATCGCAGCCACGGCATAGTTTTTTGTATCGCTGACCGGCGCTATCGGCTGACGAAATTGAAAGCCGGTGAAGTTGCACTCTATGACGACCAAGGACAGAAGGTGCATCTCACGCGCGATGGAATTGTGGTCCACACAGACAAACAGCTCGAGGCGACCGTCGGCGGCACACTGACCGCAACAGTGAGCGGTGCTGCGACTCTCAAAGCGGCTTCAGTGAAGATCGATGCTCCAACGGTTGAACTCACCGGCGCACTAAAAGTGGCAAAACTTATCACCGGCACCGGCGGCATGGCTATCTCCGGCGGCAGTGGCGCGGCCGTTACCGGCGACATCAAGGTGTCCGGCGGTGACGTTACTGCTGACGGTATCAGCCTGCAAAACCACACTCATGGCGGTGTGCAGGGCGGCTCAGGAACGACGGGGAAACCGCAATAGGCGAACCTGACAAAAAGCAATCCCGCATGGATGTGGCGTCCGTGCGGGATTTTTTTATCTGAACGGATGACTTCAGATGGAAGAAATTTTAACAAAAGGTATAGGGGCATTAGCCATGATTTTGCTGAAAGATCCCCATCCGATTCTCACGGTCAGAATTTTGCGGGCCACGTTGTGCTTGGCCTCGCTGATTACCTTGGTGGGATTGGCCGGTTATGTCCTTCATCTGCTGATCGAATGGTTTGCATGAGGAAACGGTCATGGAATTAATTCTCAATGGAAAGGATGCTGACCTTTCCGATTTTGAGGCTGATGAGCTAGCGCAAGCTGTACTTATCAGCCTTTTTTCATGGCGTAAATCGGCTGCAGATGATGGTCCGGTAGCGCCATACCGCCAGGGTTGGTGGGGCGACACATTTGCTCAGGAAACTGGTGACCGGATCGGATCGCGGCTGTGGTTGCTGCAGCGTCAGAAGATGCTTCCGCAGATGCTCAGACGCGCTGAGGCCTACGCCAAAGAGGCGCTTAAATGGCTCACTGAAGATGCCGTTGTCGCTCGCATCGAGGTGACTGCTGAGCGTAGCGATATAGATCAATTGACGCTCACAGTCGTTTGTTTCAAGCCTGACGACACGCAAGCGCTTGCCGCTCGTTTCCAAAACGTTTGGAGCTGACATGTCTTTTGAAAGACCAACTCTTTCGCAGATCATTAAACGTGTGCAGGCAGATGCCGAGAGCCGCATGGGAAAGAAGGCTATGCGCTGGTCGCTCGTACCTGTGCTAGTGCGAGTTATCTCAGGCGTTTCGCATGGTTTGCATGGATTTATCGCCTTCGTGTTGCGACAGTGCTTCACGACGACAGCAGAAGGTGCGTATCTTGAGCGCCGTGCGTCCGAATACGGTATCTACCGCAAAGCCGCTTCAGCTGCGACAGGTAAAGTCTCCTTCATCGGCGCTGGCACCGTGCCGGTCGGTACACAGCTTCAAGCTGAAGATGGCAGCGTCTACGTAACTACCGCAGCAAGCATCGATGGTAAAGCTCCTATCGAAGCTGCAGTGGCAGGTGCCTCGGGCAATTCAGAAGCCGGCATGGAACTTACGCTCGTCAGTCCTATAGCGGGGATCATGAGCATAGCGACTGCAGACGAACTTACTGGCGGCGCAGAGGCAGAGGACGATGAGAGCTTGCGCGAGCGCTTGCTTCAGCGCCAGAAAAGCCCGCCCAAAGCTGGGACAAGGGCGGATTACGTTGCTTGGACGCTTGCGGTCTCAGGTGTCACTCGAGCGTGGTGCTATCCCCAGGAGCTCGGTCAAGGTCATGTGACGGTGCGTTTTATGACAGACGGCATGACGTCAAACGGGATACCGACAGAGACGATGGTGAAACGCGTCGATGAGTACATCACTTCACAAATGCCGGTGACGGCAATATTGCACGTAGTCGCGCCAGTCCCGAAACCGCTCGACATCACGCTCGACATACTCCCGGACGATGAAGCCGTAAAGGCCAAGATCGAGTCTGCGATCGAGAGCGTTGTGCTCGCTGAAGCTGTCCCAGGCGGCGCCGTTTTGCGAACCTCAATAGATCGAGCAATTAGCGGTGTCTCGGAGATGAAGAGTTATCGCATTGTGACGCCAACAGATGATGTGAGTACGGTCGTAGGAGAGATCTACGTTCCTGGCACGATCACATGGGTGTGATATGGCACTGACGGAAAAACATTATGCGCATCAAGTTGAGGCTCTGCTTCCGCGGGGCTCGATCTGGCATCGTCGGCAGGGCGGCATGCTTGACGCAATTCTGTATGCCTTAGCTCGAGAGGCTGCAAGAGTTGACGAGCGTGCAAATGCTGTACTTGAAGAGGCTGATCCGCGCTCCTCAATAGAGGAGCTTGAACGATGGTTCGACGAGTGGGGTATCCCGTCAGAGTGTCTCGCAGCGATTGCTGATCCATCTCGTGAACAAATGCGGCAGGAACTGCTCGCAAAGATCACTTCAAATTTGGGATTGACGGCTGCATTTTTCGAGTCGCTCGCCGGCACTCTCGGCTATCAGGCAAAAGTGACGACATTCACGGAGCACACAGTCGACAGCACAGTTGACGACGCGCTCTGGGACGAACAATGGACGACGGTGATGACTCTTGGCATCACTATCAGGTCCGACGGAAACGCCGAGTATTTCGATGTGACGTGGGGTGTTGATGAGCATCTTGCCCGATGGGGTAATGCACTTCTCGAGTGCATGATACGTGCGCTTGCACCTGCACACGTATACGTAATTTTCATCTATGAGGAAGAAGCATGACAGCAGGTTATTGGCAGGCGTCCGCGATCGATTCGCCGCCGTCGCTAAGCACTTTGAGTTCAAAGGGTTATCCAACGTCCGGCAATCCAAAAACCGGGACTCCCGCAACCAAACCAGGGGCTGCGTGGTTCTATTTGATAGATCAGATGCGCATCTCGGTGATTGATGCATGCGGCATGACGCAAGTCGAGCCGCCGAGCATCACACAGTTTCTTGAGGCGTTACAGTCTTTCAAATGGACTAAAGATGGGGCTCTTGATGGTGCTGCGCTCAAGGCAGGATCAGTGAAAGAGCTGCATCTTGCTGAGCGAGCAGTGACAGCAAAGAAACTCGCAACACCTCTCGATTTTCAGGTAGGCGGTGTAGCTATCCAAATTAAAGGCTACACGACTGCTGAACTAGCTCAAATAACTCCTGCAGATCGAGAAGTTGTACTGAATACAGAAACATGGACACTTTATGCGGGTGATGGCGCTACGCCAGGCGGACGACCGATTGGCGGCACAACTGCACAAGAAGTTGAATCTTTAAAAATAATTGTCACTCAGTTGACCCAGGCTGTTGCCAAGCTGGGTGGTGAAACTGTGAACATCTGACATCTGAAGAGGTTGGCATGGCAACTCTTACTCAAATTTCTCAGGCATTGAATGATCTACTCCCTAAGCTAAAGCCGTTGAGCATGCCAACAGGAATGCTTGGACACTTCTATTCAGTTCCTGATGGCTGGCTTCTCTGCAACGGTGCAGCTGTGAGTCGATCGACATACGCAGCGCTTTTCGCAGTTATTGGTACAAAACATGGCAGTGGTGATGGAAGTACAACTTTTAACTTGCCAAATTTAGCGAATCGTTTCGTCGAGGGTACAACCTCAATTGGGTCAGCCGGAACGTTTAAAAGCGCTGGGTTACCGAATATCAGTGGATCGACGTCTTGGGAGGTCAACGGCATTGGCAAAGAGGGAGCGGGATACAGCTCTGTAAGTAGCTCAAGAGTGTCCAATTCTGGTGCTCTCTATGTTTCAGCCGGAACGTACTTTGCATGTATTGGCTCATCTGGCGGCGATTTAAGTAGCAACAATGGTGTGGTAAACATATCTGCATCAAGATCAAACTCGATCTATGGAGGTTCTTCCGTACAGCCCCCAAGCCTCGCACTACTCCCTTGCATCAAGTTTTGATGCAAGGCAGAAGGCTTATTGATGGCGGCTGAACACCTGACGATCCTCCATAAGCTGACGAAGAAGAACGAGCTGAAAAAGTCAGAGAGGCTGTAGTTACACCATAGCCCGAGGAGAGTTCTGCATTGGCGTTTTTAGAGAGTGAAAAGGCTCCTGAAGCCGTAGCGTTTGTATAGCCAACAAGATCCCCGGGAGATCCACTGATATTCGGTCATCAAAAGCACGTTTCTAGCCCTGCGGTCTGTAGCTTCTAAACGCAGGGCTAGGCACATGTCATATTGGGTGATTAGATCAGATCTTGTCCCGCTCGGTTTCAAGGATTCCATCGAGCATATCGGCTTCTCGGGCACAGCGCTTGATGAAGGTACTCCAGCGCGTCATAACTAGAACGCGTGCTGTGAGAAAGTCGCTTCTTTGGTAGGCCCGCGATACAGAAGAGCCAGCAACATGTGAAAGGCATGCTTCAGCGACTTCAAAAGAAATCTCTTGATCTGCCATCCACGATCGTGCCATCGAACGTAGACCGTAGGCCACGAGCTTCCCGGAGAGTTGCGTTGAATGCAGATACTTAGCAAGCGTTTGAGTGCTGATATGTTTGCCTGCTTGTTTGGCAGCGAAGATGACATCTCCTCTGGGATGGGGAGAAAGGCGTAGCTCAGCTTCAAGGAGTTGCTTCATGAAGACAGTGAGCGGAACACGGTGCATACGCCCCATTTTCATCTCTTTGGCGGGGATCGTGAGGATGTCGCCATCAATCCATGAACGCTTGAGCTTTGCGTTTTCCCCAGGACGCAGCATTGAGCAGGTCGAGAAAAGGAAAAGAATTCGCATACGTACGGGAGCGGATTTCATCACCTGCATGATGTTTGGTAGTTCATGCCACTCCGGTGCCGGCATGGGCGTAACAACGGGAGCTGCAAAGACACGGCTCAAACGCTCGCAAGGATTGTGATGGATGTAGCCCGCACACACGGCGAGGTCAAGTATTTCACGTGTTCGCATGAGAACGCGCTTCAGTGTTGCTTGATGCCCCTCTGCCTCGATGTGCTTAACGGTTGTAATGACGAGTGGTGCAGAGATTTCGTCAATCTGGCGTCTTCCGAGGGGTTTGATGAGATAGCGCTCCAATCGTCGACGTTCGTCGGCGTAACTCACGATGCGGCCTTTCTTTAGACCACACCAAAGTTTGAAGGCATCATTTAAGACATAGCCTCTCGGTGGTTCAAGACCAAGTGTTTTTCGTCGCCTGCGAGCTTCCTGTCGAGCTTGCATCAAGCTGATTTCTGGCCATCGACCGAGTGCGATGTCTGTCACGCGGCCTGAATATGAGATGCGCAGGTACCAACTTTTAACGCCAGAAGGATAGACACGCAAACACAAACCGTGGCCGTCAGCCACTGCGAATCGTTTTTCACCCGGGGGTCTGGGCGCACTCTTTTTTTTTGTGTACGGGGAG